CTTGCCACAATTGTATTTGCTTTTGGGAAAAATGCAATAAAAAAACCCCAGCGGTTAGGCTGGGGAAAAGTCGCGGCTGCGGGGATTAGTCTTTGACGTAGGTTCTAAACATCCGTTCTACCTTCTGACGGTAGGCTGGATCGCTATTGTATTTGGGATCGGCCACCATCGCATACAGCTCATCCTTGCTGGGTGCGCCATCAAGCGGTGCAGACTCAATTGGGATGCGACCCTCGTAAGCCTCGCGGATCTTCATCAAAGCATTCAAGCCTCTGGCTGTACCACCCATGACCTTGAATTCGTCGAAGTCATCCTTAGACCAGACACCCTTGGCAACTAGGCCACGCGCCCAATCGACCATGCCATTGACTACAGCTCCGGCATTTGGGCCAAGTTTCTTCATTTCCTCGGCTGGGTCAACCATCTCACCGGCCATCATCTCCTGTGCCTGGCTGCGCAGGGATGTTGCCAGATCATCAAACTGTGCCTGGGATAAGCCATTCTCTTTTGCCCAGGTTGCCAGCGTGCCAGCAATTGGATTGTCAGCAGACTCTTCGCCGCCGAATGCAGTCAGGTCATACTTGCCATCAGCCGGAGCATTGTGCGCACCCTTGCTGATTTTGGCACGCAGATCGCGCCATGACTTGGCAATGCCTTCTAGGTCGGGCTCGTTGTTGTCTTTGTTCCAGAAGTTTTCTGGCCAATAGTCTGGCCGTTCGAGCGGATCTTCTGCCGCCGCTTTGGTGGGATCAGGTGGCCGGTGGTCAATCTCGACTGCCTGCTTCTGTGCTGGGGTGTTTGGGTCTTCGACGTTTACGCTGTCGAGTAGGCCGGTAGAACCGGGCTCGACTGTTTGGTCTGTCATAAATTCCTCGCCTGATTGATCCGTGCAATTATTTCCCGCACGACAGTTCTCTGCCCTTCAGCAAAGAATGCGTGTGAGGGGTCTGCACCAGGCACGGCAACTGGCACATCCACATACATCTGCCGCAGCCAATCCAGCAGCTTTTGGCCGTCCTCGTTGGCAAACACCCGCAAAGTCAACCGCGCTAGATCCTCGCGCTGCTGCTTTACTTCGCGGATGTCCTCGGCGTAATCAGCCTTCTCTAGGTCTTCCCAGCTCATTTAGCGGGCATCTTGGTAACTTCTTCTGGGCTGGCAAATGGCGACTTGTTTTCCTTCATGCGCATCACCGCATGGTCAACCGCCTTGTCCATGATTGACTTTGGCATCTTCTCCATAAACATCTCAGAGTCAGGATTGTTGCGCATTAGATAGTTCAGCTCACTTTTATTGAGTGTCGGAACAATCAGCGGAATCAGCGTTTCTTTGCCATTAAGACCGACACCAATGCTAATCTCGGTCATGACGTTGCCGTCTGGCCGCTTGATCTCGCCAAAGTAGCCGGAGCCCTTGGCAGTCTTATCTGGCCGCATTCCGTAATCCATTACATACCCTCCGGTGCCATTGCGCCTTGCTGTGCTTGCATGGCCATTGCCTGCGCCATTGCAGCCTCTTGCTGCTGCTGTTGCATGGTTTCCATCAGTACCGCACGCTCGGCTGCCGTATTGCGAACCGCAGCAGGCACGCCCAGCTTGTCGCCAATGTAATCAACCACGGCATCCGTCTTGATGGCCATTGCGCCATCGGTGCCGAAGCCTTGCATGAGCTGAGTGTACTGGATGATCGCGTTGACCTCTTCCATGTTCTGCGCCATCGCCAGCGGAGCAACTGGCACCACCTTGGCCTCGAGTCCGTTGACCCGTAGCGGCATATCAATCAAGCCGCGCTCGTCCATCACCTCGAGGATCTTGGCCACCAACGGAATCATGGTTTCGTTGATTAAGCGACCAAATGCCGAGCCCAGGTTCTGCGCCAGTTCCTTCATGCGCTCGACAATCTCGGTGGCCGATCTAGCGCTCATGTTCTCAGGCGGCAGCGACTCATCCAGCAGAATGCGCTTGATGTTCTGCACCAGGTCGTTGATGACTAGCTGCGACACGTTGAAGTCACCCGAGCGTGGCAAAGCCAGCAGCGCTGGGCCTTGCGGGCCACCGTTGCGTGCCACAGGGATGATTGCACCAGGCACCAGCTTGACCGTGTTAGGGTTCAGCACGCCGTCATCTGCCGCAGTGTAGACACCAGCAACAGCCAGGCTGGCATTCTTTAGCAGCAGTTCCTTGGTCTTGTTCAGTGTCTTGATGTCGGGCAGCGCAGTCATCAGCGGGCCACGGCCATAGATCTCGCCTGCGACCTTCATGTACCGCGAGATCACCCAAGGTGACGTTTTACGGCGACGATAGACCAGCTCCTCTTTGCCTTCCTTCCAGATAACGTGATAACAGTAGTCGCCACGTTTGGCATCAAATACGGTGGCTTCCAGCAGCTCAACATCGTCGGTTGGCTTCTGCTCAATCAAGCGCGTCAAGGTGTCGGGAATCTTGGCATCCGGCCATTGGCGCTGGATAGACTCAGCCTTCATGCGCATTCTGCGGTAGACGTTGTCTACCTGACCGTTGGCACCCTCTTCGTAGCTGACCAAGAATAGTGGCACCGGCACGAAGTTGATCGGCGACACATCGTCGCCAGGCTGCACCATCATGCAGGCAGTACCGACAGCTAGATCCAGCAGGAATTCACCAATCGCAATGTCAAAGTTGGATTGCTTCAATACGGAAAACATCTGTTCGCCGTAGACATCCAGCACCGACTGCAGTTGCTGGCGACGATCCATCGGGATTGATGGGCCAGGTTCTAACCGAGCCCACTTGCGCTGCGGTGGAAACACGACCGACTGCAGACGGTTAGCGAAACGCTGGGTCGAGTTGATCGCGGTTGAATCAAACACTCGCGCCATCTTTTTGCTGCCAGTTGCGCCACCTTCCCACAGGCCATAAAGCTGACGCTGTGGCAGGGCAAACTCGTAAGCATCCTGATAGAGCTGCTGGAATTCGTCCTTCTTGCGTTGGGCGAGTTCCTGCCGCTTCATGATTTCCTCGGGTTTTAGCCGCATCCCTCCGAGTGGTTCTTTATAGGCCATGATCAATCGTCCTTGTTTAACTTGTACTTTTCCAGCAGGTTGCGACCTTTGGCGGCCAATCGAGCGGCAGCGCCTGCAGTGCGCGGCACCGGCTCACCCCATGCGTTGGCAGCCTTTGCCAACCTGGTTGGGTCGCCATCATCATCGATCAACGGCCCGCTCGGGTTGGTATAGAACCGAGTCAGGAAAGATCCTTTGCGACGCGCACGCTCACCAGATGGGGATGACTCTTTGACACCAGGCTGTAGGTTTTTGCTTTCACCTGATCGCTCAAACTTGCGTCTGCCAGCCTCGGTCAGCCCACCCTCTGGATCACGCAACATCAGTCTTCTTCCTCTTCCTCTAGCTCGGCCTCATCCATCATCTCTTTCAAGTTGCGCATAGGCTTGCCTGGCTTCTTGGCTGCCATGTATTTCTCGATCTTCTTGCGCAACGCAGGCGGCAGCTTCGACAGCTCGACCATGCCCTCTTCTTCTTCGTATTCTTTCTCAATAGAGATTTCGATCTTCATTGCTTGCCTTTCGCTGCGGCCATGTTATCGATCAAGTTGGGATAGGGTCGGCCAGCCTTCTGCGCACGACGCATCGCGCTACGCTTTTGCATCTCAGATAGTTCCTTCGGCTTGCCCAAGTCTTTAGGCCTTGGCTTATCCCACACTTCTTTCATCACTTGCCCTTCTTGGCCATACCGGCCTCAGACAGCGCAATCGCAATTGCCTGGTCACGCGACTTGACCTTGTCACCGCTGGATGACTTCAGCTTGCCAGACTTGTACTCGCGCATGACTTTGGAAACCTTGTTTTTCATCTTGTCTTCTTTTTCGTAATTGCCTGGCATGATCAGCTCTCCTGCAACATTGGTCTGGTGGCGCGTCTTCCGACTGCGCCCAATCGTGCGGCCTTACGTTCTGCAACCTCACGCTTGAAGGTGGTTTCAGCTTCGCCACGCTTTGCTTGGAATGTTGATACGTCAAACTCACCCAGCTCTGGCATGGTCGGCGCTGTTGGTGCCATTGGGGCTTTTTCAGCAAACTTTGGAATTGGACGGTCTTTGTAAAGATTCTGGTTTGCGTCAACTGAATACCCTTCTGGCAAGCCCGCTCTTTCCGAATATCTTTGTCCTTCTATTTCGTACATAAAGCCACGTTTGCCACCGCCAATGGTTCGGCCAACTAGCTGGCGCGGGTTAGCCTGCACATCCTCAATAGCTTTCTGATGCGCAGCTAATCTTTCTTTGTAACCTGCTGCTTGCTTCTCGTACTCACCCATCGCTGTCTTGTACTGCTCGGCAGCGACGTTATACGGTTCCATCTTTCTGGTTTGCTCTGTCTGAAACGCACCAAACGATTGCTGGTACTCGCCGGTGATTGCTTCGACATTCTTTTTGTACTGATCAGCCAGACGGTCGATGTCCGTCATTCTGCGCAGGCGTGGTTTCTTGGCCATTATTGCAGCCTCATTCCAGCGTTAAGCTCTGGTGATGTAACACCGAGTTCAGGCGTTAGACGCTCTTGCGACAGCAGCGCACGGCGACCGCCACGGGTACGCGCCTTCAATGCAGAAGCCTCAGACTGTGCTGCCTTGCGACGCTCTTCGTCAGCGGCGGCCTGCACTTCCTTGGCCTTCTTCTCCATCTCCAGTTTGTTCTCTTGGTACTGGAGCTGCTGTGCTTGGAATTGCTCACGCGCTTGCGCTGCTTGTTGCTCAAGTGACGCGCCTTGCTTGGCGTACTCAGCGGTTTGCCTGCCTAATTCCAAACGCATTGCAGCGGCATCATCTGCCTGCTGCTTCAATGCTGCTGCCTGCTGACGTTCTGCAGCTCGGCGTGCCTTGCTGGCTTCGCTAGCTTGGTAAGCACTACCAGCAAAAATTGCTGCGGCAATCCAAAGTGGCATATCAATCTCCGATTAAAACTTCATCCAACCTATCTGGATCTGTTTCATCCGTTGCATGAACACAAAACCAAACAGCATCCTCTAATGCGACAATTCGATGATGCTTTCCAGCAGATATATTGATACAGGCTGGCGCAGCAAACTCCTCAGAATTGCCATCAATCTCTACCGTCACGCGACCGCTTGCCAAAATAGTGAAGTGGTCATATTCATGCGCGTGCGTTACCGCAAAATGATCTTTTGGCAGCGCTATCTGTCTGGCATATAAACCATCAGAGAAGTGATGCACGATGCCCAAATCAATCTCAATGCTCATGCGCGGATTCTATTGGTTTTGCAGCAGGTTGCAATAGTAAAGCTATACGGCAGATATACCCTACGCAAAAATATCAAAGTCCATTGTGGCCACGGACATACCAGGCGCTCTGCCGCCCAGGCTATGCGCCCTTGTCATGCGGTTATATTCGCCGCCACCGAGCATCAGGTAGCCGAATGAGTCGCCAATGTGTGAGTGTTCGTTCTTGTTGGGCGCATCTCGGAACCGTTCCTGGCCTGCACCGACTGCAACCCGCTTGAAGTGGTAGCCACCTGCCAGAGCCTTTCTCAGCAGCTTGCAGGAGCGGTTGACGATAAGACCTGGCTTGCCATCAATCAGACGCTGCATAGGCGCTGCAGAGGATTCTCGGCGTACCTTGAAGTCGTTGGAAGCAGTGGGCTGTGCCTTTAGCCCCAGGGTGCGCAGGAAATCGAAGGCAGTCACCTCGTAGATGGCATCGCGTGCCATACCGGCGGGGTCGCCCCAGATCATTACCTGGTGCTGTGGGTAGCGGGTATTCAATTCAGCCAGCAACTGCATCCCAAAACGCTCTAGACCCATGTCGAAGGTGACGATTTCATGGTGTATTACCCAGCGACCGTTAGGCAGGCGCTGGCCAATGGTGGCCGCTGGTGTCAGACCGAAGTCGAGCCCGACCTGAATTGGCACCTCCATCGATAGCTCAGTCTCGCCAGACATGGTGGAGTCATCGTATTCAGGCCAGACGGGTCTGCCTTCTTGGACGTAGGTGTACAGACCACCTGCGTAGCACTTGATCCAATCCAAGTTCTTGCCGAGCAGCATCTGCTGGTAGTAGCCACCCGGCAGGTTGTTGACGTTCTCGGCTTCGGGGTTGATCTTCCACCACTTACCAGCAGCGAATACATGGTCGTTGGCCTCGGGATTGTCTGGCAGATCGGCAGGGTCAACCTCTTTCACGCCACCTGGCTGCTGCCAAAACTTCCAGGCATACGGGCCGGTCATCTTTTCCTTGACGGCCATACGGTGCCACCAGTGATCATCGTCCGTCGGGTTGGTATCCATCCAGATACCGTGCCAGGTAGCGCCACCATCGCGCTTGGTTGGGTAGCGGCCAACACGGTGGGTCAGGCCATCGATCACAGCCTTGGGCAGTTCTCGCGCTTCGTTGACCCAAGCACCGGTTAGTTCCAGGGAAAGCAGCTTTCTAACGTCCTTGGGCTGATCTAGCGCCAGAAAGATGACCTCCATGTCGATGCCTGCGGCATCACCGCGGGCAGGTAGCCGGATGTGGTGGGTGATTGGTGGAGTCCAGAGCATTGGCCCGAAGGTGGATTCTGGAAACAGGTCGAGCCAGGTCTTGATGGTGGTGGTTTTCAGCATTGGGTAGCTGTTTCGCACCACCGCCCAGCGGGTATAGCGGATGTTATCAACCGGGCTCGGCTTCTGTTGGATCGCTTTCTTGAAGATCTTGGCCGCGCAGGCGTAGCTCTTGCCGGAGCCCACCGGCCCCATCACGCCTTGTACGAAGTTGTTCGACTGAAAGAAGTCGTACACCACCGGGCTCAGACTGAAGTCGAACCGCAGACCGCCGGTTGCTACTGTCTTCTCTGACTGTTGTTTTGTCTTTGACACGTTTTCTCCAAAGGCTCATTTCGATCTTGCGCGGATAGCTGCGGCTGCTTCCAGATAAGTCTTTGCATTGAACGCAATGACAGCACACGCCTCGCGCTCCATCTCAATCTTTTCCTCAATCTGCCACGTTAACTCTGCCAGCAGATCATCCACCGATTCGCCGTGGCCTGTAGCGTAGCCGTGCTGCATCATCCATGAAGCTAGCTTTCCTATGCTGCTCATGTTTCCCCCGTTGCTGGCGCGACCACGTTCACATCAATCACGCTCGGCTTGTCGTTCTCGTCAGGGTTGTCCAACAGGCCAGAGGCCTTGGCCAGCAACCGCAAGACACCGACCTTATCGTACAGCTCGATGTCCAAGAAACTGTTGCCTTCCTTGTCAGTCCTGACGCTGACCTTCTTAATCGCCTGCAGCGCGTGATCAGGGATCTGGTGAGCGGCCTTGACCTTGACGTTACCCATCTCATCCCAGGTCATGATGTCCGTGATCTTCGTATTGGCCATGCACAGCAGGGCATAGCTCACCGCTTCACGGTTTGCAATCAGGGTATTGGATCGATCAAGCCTGCGCTGCACAGACCTGACCCCACCCCAGTTGGTCAGGGGCGGGATCACGGAGGATTGCTTCTTAGATGCCATCAGTGTCACCAGGGAATGTCATCAGCAGGCTGAGGCTGGTAGCCGTTGCCCTTGGCCTGGCCGTGACCAGACAGCGGTGGAGACACAATCGCCTTCTCCTTTCCAATCTTTACCTTGAAGTACTCATCACCCGATTGCGTCTTCGCACGGCTGACATCGAGAAAGTGTAGCTTGCCATCCGGCAACATAATGTCGCCACGAAAGTCTGCGTGCCAGTCCTCTTTCTTGTCGCGGTTAGCAAACGCAGAGCCAAAGTTAGGCTTATGGTTATATTTCATTGCGGTAACTCCTGTAAGGCGGGGTACTCATTGCACTGGCGCTCTCTCTGCTCCGGTGGTGCTGTCCGGAAACTCACCAGATTCACTTTCCCCCATGTCATTAAAACACCAAAAACCCCGCCAAAGGAAAAACGAGGGAAAAATTGTGGGGGGCACCCGCTAGCGCTACCGACGGGGGAGGGGGCAAAGGGTGCCTTTTTGACAACGTATGATGCCAGCATGACAACGCTATCGATCCTGCAGCCAGCCTGTGCCAGCATCGCTTGAAACATGACACCCTTTCAACCCCCCCCTGTCAAAACACCATACGTTCGTTTGGTAATTTGACACATTGGATTACAGCCCCGTAGAGCTGTTTGCCTGTGCCACCCATGTCTGCCTATTACCTGACCCCCGATCGCGCCTTGTAGGTACCTTAGAACGCGTTTAAACGCCATGTGTGCGCAGCAGGTTCTCTGCGCTGAGGTTGATCAGGTCATCTGCCAGCATCATCTCGCTTGTCGGAATGGCAATACCTTCAGCCTGGTAGCGTTCTGCTAGCTGTTTGGCAACTATTTCCAATTCGTTAACCTGCATTGTTCCTACTAACATCTTCAGTACTTCAACATTCATTAGGTTAACCTTTAATACTTTACTTAAAACCTCTTTATACATATGTTCTTCTGTGTTCTTTACAACCGCTAGGTTGTGATCAGGTTGTGAATGTAGACCCTCTTCTTCCACAACCTGAGGGTTGTGATTGGTAGGCTCTTTCTTTGTCTTTTTGGCAGCGATTTGCTGTTTCATCTTGGCAACAGTTACGGTGTCTTTACCCTTCGGCATGGTGTACTCCTTCGCTGGTTCATTGATTGTTTTGACAACACCTCGGATCATGTCTTGGATGCGTTTGAGTCCTTCTGGATCGATGGTGTTGTCCTGCTCCTGCTGTTGCTTCTCTTTCATGTAATGTGGCCTTGTGTCTTCAATTGAACTGGTCACAGCAATCGCTGTCTCGGTGTCTATCGTTGGGTCAAATATCACCCTGATGGTGTCCGATCTCTCGCCCTTGAAGCCCTTCTTGACGGTCTGCAGATAGCCCAGCTCTCGCAACTGAATCACCTGCTTGCTGACTGCCTGCTGGCTTATCCCCAAGTCTTTCGCTAGCCTGGTTTGACTCACCCAGGTGATGCCAGCCCTGTTGGCAAACGAACAGATGGCTGCTAAGACCTGCAAGCCACCGTGGGTGAGCTTCTGGTCGAACACAGCCTTAATCGGCAGCACAGCCACCTTACGCCGGTCTGGCTCTGGCTCACGCTCCTTGACCCTCGGCTTCTTTGGGATCTTGAACTCCACAATGTTTGTAGGCAGTGGTGTCATCAGTCCTTCCCAAACCCACTGACATACGGAATGCCAAGCGCCTGGTCGCGCTCGTACAGTGCCTGGCGGTACTCATCGAGCAGGGCGTGCGCTTCATCCCATGTCTTCTCTGGGCTCAGGAGCGAGCACTCGAGCATGATGGCCAGCCGGTGCGCGAAGCGGTCGCCAATGTCGTCAGTCATGGCGCACCTCACAGATCTGGATCAATCCAGAACCCAGCGCCAAAGATTAGCGGGATTGGGTCATAGTCCTCGCCTTCGGCCTCTTGGATCTGCTTCTGCAGCGTAAGGCACTGCGAGTGCAGGAACATAACCTTGGCATACAAGTCTTGACCATCTTCCATCAAGCGGTTGTGCTCTTTCTTCAAATCGTTGATCTCTTTCGGTGTCATGTGTTCTTTTCCTTTAGCTTGGCTTCGATGGTGCGGGCAGTATCCGCCCATCCCGGCGGCAGCCTGACTGCACCGGGCAGCAGCGACATAATCTCCCCATCCGTCAGCCCCTGCCATTCGCGCTGTGGTGGGGTGTGCAACCATCTTTCAGGTGGTTCACGAAACACCGGCTCACGTCCTTCAGCAAGTGCCACCATGAATTCCATACCGTTGTACATTCCCTGCGAATAAGTGTCATAGTTCCATGTGCCATCGCGTCCTTGAACTTCCAGCATTTCTCTCATCTGTGCCACCGGCTCTAGTTCAGGCTGCGCTAGTCGGGCGCGGATGGCTTCGATTGCAGCCACGGTCTTGTGTGACTCCTCTGCATCATCTGCAACATCTTCCAGCGCATCCAACGCCTGCTGCATCAGTTCTCTGTCAGTCATGGCTCATCCCCCGTCATCAGCGCCACCCACAGCACAATCAGCATAGCCAGCACCGCAACGCCAGCCCCAAATAGAAACATCGCGGCAAACATCCAGATCACAGCAGCGCCTTGATCCGGCTGATCTCCCAACCTGTGGCATCGTGCAGCTCAAGGATGCGGTTTGATGTGAAGCTGACATGGCCGTGCCGGTACTTGCTCACAAAACCCTGCGGCCACTTCATCTTGACCGCAATGTGCGCATCGTTCCTCGCTGGTAGCTCCGCAATCAGTGTGTCCAGCAACTTATTGGGTGTCCGTGGTTTTTCCACTTTTATGTCTCCTTAACATTTCAGTACGCAGCTTTGTTCGCTCCTCGTAGCCTCGCTGCTGCTCGACAAGGCCCAGGTACTCCAGCTTCGTTATCTTCGGTTTGCGTGCCTTGTCCGGCAGCCTTAGCGCCCACCTGGCCTCGCAATCGTGCCTGTACGCCTCGCTGTGGGTACAAACCTGGTTGCCATCCACCAGCACCGTGCGTGGCTTCCAGTGAGCCCTGTCGCAGTGCTGGCAGTACTCATAGCCTGCGGCCACCATGTCTGCGTGCGTACCGCTTGGTCTGCCTAACAGCCGCAATGATGCCCAGGCCTGCATAGCGCCACATCCTGAATGCCCGCCACAGTCTGATCATTTGACCCGCCTCACCTTGGCTGTTTTGGCAGCCTTGGCCTGCTCACGCTGGATGCGCTTGAACTTGGCAGCTAGATCCATCGCCGTGCCAGCAGGCTGATACTTAAAGTTTGGGTTCCAGACACTTGGCGTGGTGTCCTGCTTCTTTTCTTTCTTTGGCGGCATCTCATCGGTCGCCAGTTTCAGTCGGTTCTGCATCATTCCCTCCAGTTAATTGATCCCTCATCATCGGTATGAAATCCTCCAGTAAAAGACAGACCCGCCAGGGCTGGCCGTTGCGCCTATACACTACCACCGGCACCTCGCTGGGATTGGCGCAGGCCTCCACCTGTTGCGACCACGCATCAATCTGCAGCCGCTCCTGGCGCTTAACCTCGAGCCGGAAATGCTCAATGGTGATGTCATCAGCGCCGTCCCTAGCCTGGCCCAGGTTGCGCTTGACCACGCGCCCGAGCTGGTCTGCCAGGATGCCTGCCAGCTCACGCTCACCGGCAGCGCCCTTGTTCCTCTTGCCGCGACCGTTCACCGATCCCCCAGCAGTTTGTTTAAACGCTCCTGGGTAGTCTCATAACGCTTACCGTAGGCCTCCAGAATCAGCTCCTCCAGGATCGACACCCGCGTGCGACGCTGCTCGGCTGCAGCCTGGTCAAGCAACTGCCTGACCTCTGGCCGCATCCGCATTAGAAACATCTTGCCCTCTTTCATGCTGCCCCCTTGTGTATATCGCCCGAATATAAAGCCAGCACCGGAACATCGTCAACGGTTGCCACTTTGACAGCACTGCAAATTATTTTGCTTTGGGGTGTTGACATATCGCTGCGATATATGAGATCTTCTGTCTACGGTCACTCAAGACCGCAACCTCACCGAGATACAGGGAGATTGAGATGTCACCACTAGCAAAGCAAATTCTTGATGTTGAGCGCCAAATTGCACTCATCGAACACAACGCCAGCAACTACATTGGCGGCGACAAGGCATACCATTCTGGCTACCAAGTTTTTCTAAAGCCAGCAGCGCAGCGCAAAATTGACTCGCTGAACGCAAAACTGGATGCTTTACTTGACAGCGTGGAGGCTTAATCATGACCTCCTACGTCGCATACTTCCGCGTTTCCACCGAGCGCCAGGGCCAGTCAGGCTTGGGCCTCGAAGCCCAGCAGGCGCAAGTCAAGGCCTACGCTGACAGCATCATCCACAGCTTCACCGAGATCGAATCAGGCAAGCACGATGACCGGCCACAGTTAGCCGCCGCCATCGCTATGTGCAAAGCCACCGGCAGCGCACTGCTGATCGCCAAGATCGACCGACTCAGCCGCCAGGCAGCCTTCCTGCTGACCCTGCGTGACAGTGGTGTGCAGATCGTTGCAGCCGATATGCCACACGCTGGCACCCTCGAATTTGGTATCCGCGCTGTGGTCGCACAGCATGAGCGCGAAGAGATTAGCCGCCGCACCAAGGCAGCACTGCAGGCCGCCAAGGCCCGTGGCGTGCGCCTGGGTAACCCAAACCCGCAAGCAGCAGCAGTTGCCGGTGCAGCCGCTGGCCGTGCCAACGCTGACGCATTCGCAGCCAAGGTGATGCCCATCATCGCCGACATCCAGCGCTCTGGTGCCACCAGCCTGCGTGCAATCGCCACCGCTCTGCAGGCCCGTGGCGTGCAGACAGCCCGTGGCAATACCAAGTGGCTGCCAGCCCAAGTGTCCAACCTGATCCAGCGAGGTGCAGTATGAGCGACGATTTCTTTAATGGTTTCCTGCTTGGCATGGCCGTCATCTTTGCCCTGTTCTTTGTGGCAGGTGTCATATGATCACCGGCCAGATCCTGCGTGACGCGCAGCTAGCCCTCTTCGAGCAGCGTGATGCGGACTTCCTGGCCCACTGTCGGCGTATCGCCACCGACATCGCCAAGAGCCAGGGCAGCGTGTCTATCAACGATGTCCGAGCTGCCATCAGCCTACCTGCAGAGCTGCACCCATCAGTGCTTGGCGCTGTTTTCAGAGGTAAAAAATTCACAGCAATTGGCTTTACCGAAGCCACACACAAGGCCGCCCACGCTCGCGTGGTGCGTGTTTATAAACTTAGCGAGGAGAAATAACTATGCCATCAAAAACATTTGAAATAGATGGGCGAGTACACACTTGGTTTGAAGATGGCAAATTAAAAATGTTTGGATACATCAACAACGAAGACTTTGACATTCCTCTTGATTGGCACACTACTGAGGATTGGTATGAGTTGCATCTTAATTTTTCCATCATGGAACTGGTCAATTGGATGTACGAAAACAATCGGATTTGGGTTTATGAAGAAAACAACCCAGTTCACATTGACGACAAACCTCAGTTCATGGCGTTGCGTGAGCAACTGTTGGCCGCGTTGGCAGCAATTGATGCCGTGAAGTTTATTACTGAGGATGAATATGTTGAGCTTAAGCAAGATTGGAAATCGCCTTCTGATGAGCAACTGTCAGAGCTGATTGCTGAGGCTGGCATTTGCTTGCAGAACTATTGCAGCGAAGAAAAGCAAAAAGAGTTTGCGCGTGCTGTTGAAAAAACCCTTAAGGAGATGAACAAATGAGCGGAAAGAAAACACCTGACTACATGATGAGCGCTAGCCGCCTGCCAGCGCTGCTGGGCCTGTCCAAGTATCAGACACCCAATGATGAGCTGCAGTTCTCAATCAACGCAGCCAAGGGTGTGCCACGCGAAGACAAACAGAACGAAGCAATGGCCTGGGGTGATCGGCTAGAATCCATGATCCTGCGGGAAACTGCCAAGCGGCTGGAGCTGTTCGAGCTGTCCACCGAGTTTGATTCGGCATTCTTCCACGACACACTGCCGCTAGCCTGCAGCCTGGATGGCTACGCGCATGGCCGTGGCCAGAAGATCCGCACCGACACTGACGCAGGCATCATCGTGGTTGGCCAAGATGAGATCATGCTCGACGGGTTTGGCGCACTCGAGGCCAAGCTGACAGCCGTGGCACCCGAGGAGATCCCAGCGCTGTACCGTGGGCCAGTGCAGTTGCAGGCACAGATGGACATCATGCAGGCGAAGTGGGGTGCGCTGGCCGTGCTGTACCAAGGCACCACCTTGCGCATCTTCCTCTTTGAGCCACACCAGCAGACCCTCTACACCATCAAGACAGCGGTGCTGGAGTTCCAGAACAAGCTCGAGAAGTACAAAGCTACAGGCGAGATCGACTTCTACCCGCCAGCTAATCCAAAGGATGCCGACCGTATGTACCCGGCAGCCGACGAAAACCTAGTGGTCAACCTGCCTGGTCGAGCCGAGCAGTTAGTCGATCAGATCGTGACTGCTAACGCTGACATCAAGGCAGCCGAGGGCCGCCGCAGCGAAGCCGAGACTGAGCTGAAGGCAATGATGGGCCAAGCTGCCAAGGCCAGCATCGGACGCTTCGAGATCCGCTGGCCAATGCGCAGCTACAAAGCCACGCCAGAGAAGGTGGTGCCTGCGAAGGATGCGTACAGCATTCGGCAGTCAACGCTGTCGATCAAGGAGGTCGCATGATCTGGCGCGACCCGACCAAACTTGAAGAAGCACACGCACGCGCTGTCGTTTCGCTGCTAAACACCATACCCAAGTGCAGCGAAGAAGAAGCCGAGGAAATTGTCGAGGCTTTTACCGCGCTGATTCTGTACACACTGCAAGCCTTTTTACCGACACCAGGAGATGACGATGCAACTAACCACTAGACAAGGATTCGCACCCACTACCTTTACCGAAGCCAGGCAGTTTGCCGAGGAGCTGGCATCGTCCAGCCTGGTGCCAAAGGCCTACACCGGCAAGCCACTAGATGTGCTGGTGGCCATGCAGTGGGGCGCTGAGATTGGCCTAGCACCCATGCAGGCATTGCAGAATATCGCCGTAATCAATGGCAAGCCCAGCGTATATGGTGACGCAGCAATGGCCTTGGTGCAGGCTTCGCCACACTGCGAGGACATCGAAGAATACTTCGAGAATGAGAACACGCCAAACCCGACAGCAGTCTGCGTGGCCAAGCGCCGTGGCCGCAAGCCGGTGGTCGCTAAGTTCAGCGTCGAGGATGCCAAGCGTGCTGGCTTATGGGGCAAGCAAGGCCCGTGGCAGGCGTACCCAAAGCGCATGATGCAGATGCGGGCTCGAGGCTTCGCGCTGCGTGATGCCTTCCCTGATGCGTTGAAAGGCCTGATCACCGTCGAAGAAGCGCAGGACTTTCCAGATGAGGCAAAGCCACGGCCACCGAAGGATGTCACGCCACTGCCTGCCAATCCGCTGGACATGATCCCGCCACCAGCAGAGATCCCAACGCAGGATGAGTATGTGCCAGACCTGGATGAGATCAATGCTGAGTTGCAGAATGCGGCTGCCGAATCTGCAGAACCTGCTGCAGAACCTGCTGTGCCTGAAGGCCTGCTTTTGCTGGTGCCAGGCAAAGGTGAAGACAGTGAGCCGCGCATTCTGTCAGGCCACAACAGCCAGCAAGAATGGTCGGATGCCTATGAAGCAATCGCTGAGAAGACGCTGACCGCAGGCAAGGCACCGGAGCGCCAGCGTATGACAGCGCTGCGGCAGCTCAAGGAGGTCAACAAAGATGTGATCGACAGGCTAGACCTGGTGGCCAAGACCAAGCACACCGAACACTACCAGCGCAGGCTTAAGATCTTGGGTGCCACCATGAATGACAAGGAAAAAAATCCCGGCGAGTAACCGGGAAAACCCGCTGATCCACCTTGGTCGCGCAGGAGTGGCGCAGGGTCAGCGGGAGGTGTTCCTTACTGCTTCGTACTGCTTGAGACAGGTGTCGAGGGCGCTGGCAAGCCTTGCTGCGTCGGCGGCGTACCACGCAAGAAACTCTCCATTTCTCCGATCCAGTTCCGCTCCACTCGCTCCACTGCAAGATTGGGTGGCACCGGACACGGCACCTGCCTTGGTGGCGGGGCGCTCGGCGCGGTTGCGCAAGCTGTCAACCAGCTTGTTAGCACGACTATCAATATCTTTGATCCTCGCATTGGCATCCTCTCGTAGTTGATCAGCCTGGGCCTGCAGTGCCTGTTCCTTCTCACGCGCAGCAGCCTGGGCAGCAGCATACTCAAGCGCGAGTTTAGCCTTTTCCTGATCCCATTGGGCCTGCACTTCAGCCTTGCCATGAGCTGTGCCTTTGGCATAGCCGCCAGCACCAGCCACGGCCACCGCAATCACAGCCCCAGCAATGAACCAGGGATTCATTTTGGCGGCACCTTGGTGCCTTCGAGTTTCTTATGTACCTTCACATCGCGGCAGACTTCTTTCTTGGTCTTGGGATCTTCCCGGCAAACCTTCTTCATCTCGCCGCCAGCGTGTACATTGAATGCCAGCAACATACTAGCGGCCACGGTTGCAGCCATGCGGATCAGTAGCAGTGTGTTCATGGTTCCCCCTTACAGTTCAGGTTGTGGTGCTGCTGGTGGTGCTGCCTTGCCATTGAAGCCGGTAACCACGGGCGCTGCAGGCTCGAGCTGCGGCTCCATGCGCACAGGTGCGTGGGTCGGTGCCGGTGCCTTCGGAGCTGGTGGTTGTGGGTCAGTCCAATCGCTGGCCTTTGATACGCCAGGTGGTGGGTCGATCAGCTTGGCCACGCCGTCCTTGCCCTTGATGGCCAGCAGGGTAGCCAACGCACCCAGGATGTACTTGGACATATCCGACAGCAGCATAAAGAATTGCTTGTCCGCTGGGGCAATGCCGGTCATTGGCTGGGTCACAAAAACCACCGAGTACATGGCCAAGCTCGACATCATCAGCAGCACCATGCAGAAGGTTGCGCCAATGATCAGCTTGATGACTGAGTCAATCAGATCTGGTGTCCACTTCACTTTTGTTCCTCCTGTTTGAAGTCAGCCGCAGGTACGAGTTGGTCGGGGCAGGTACCAGTGACAGCACAAGTAGGCCTTTGGCATTCAGGCTTTGCCCAGTTCTTATTGTCTTGACAGACATAACGGAACCGATCCTCACAGCCAGAAAGCAGCAGAAAAATTAGCAGGTATCTCATCACACCCCCAAGACATGAAGCGCGTGCTTGTAATGCTTGATCCTGTCATTCAGCCCTATGGTGCCGCCATTGATCCGCTTGGTCAGCGTCAGAATGTCGCCAGCGTCGGCCCACTGATTGAGTTTGTTGGTTTCCCAAAACCAGCAGGCAGACTGTGCCGCACCCTCAAAGGTAGCCAGGTACTCCGGCACCTCGGTGATCTCTAGCGGTCTGCCATCGACCTCAATGCTGTCGGCAAAGTTTTGATAATTCTGGCGGCCAGTGAGCTGGATCAGACCTCGGCCAATCCATTTGGCAGGATCGCCAGACTCCTCGCTGCCGTTGCCCATGCGGTTGGCATAGATCCGATTGGCAATTGCTTCCTGCTTGTTTGGCTTGCGGCAGTATTCTTCTGCCAGCTCATCTGTTGGGAAATACTTGGGGAATAGCCTGCGCAGCGTGGCTGGCTTGTAGTTGAGATTCTCTTTGAGCGTGGTGAAGTTGCCAGACTCATGCGCACACTGCGCGATGAAGGCAGCAATCCGCTGCGGGGTGTTGATGTCGTAGTCAGGCAGCAGTTGCTCGAGCGCGTTGTGCCAGTAGCCAACGTGCTTGTTGCCAGGAATCATCTGCTTCAGTTGGCTTTCAGTCAGCATCAATTACCCCTGTATAGATTTCGTTCCTCTAGTATTTCACGCCTCAATTGTTTCATCTTCTTTACTTCATGCACCGCAGCTTGGTGGACTATGAACATATCGTAGTACATCACCCCAAGGATAGGCATGACAATGAAGAAGGTTAGCAGCAATGCCATGACCGTCACAATCAAAGACCAAGGTACATCCTCTGAATCGCGCTTCTCGTTATTAGCCACATTAGACCCACCGCCCACGCTATTACGAACACGACTGCCCCAATCCATACCAGACGCGCCTTGAGCCGATTTATTGCTGCCCTTCGTTGCCATCTAGCCGCCTGTAACTTTCTCGTTTCGATTGCTAGTGCATCAGCCTGCTCGTTCTGTATGTCGTGCCATGCCTTCTCAAACCTTGACCACACAGACCCCAGCTCTGGTGGCGTGTTGTAGACCATCTGCTCTCGCACCTGCGCCAGCATCTCGTCCAGTTTAGACTCCAGCCTGATGCGCTCCAGAGCCCTGCGACCTAGCGATAAATCACCCTTATAAACTTCTTTCGCTGCTGCCTCGCTCTGCACATATATCTTTGCAAGCGCCTCGTACTGGTCAATGAAGTTGCCAAGGTTTGACCAAATGTCATTCAGCACATCATCCGGCGTGGCCTTCGCCACCTCCTGCACTCGCTTAACCTCTTCGTTGTACTGCTTCGTCTGCTCCTTACTCGGGCTGGCTATTCTGTTGTACTGCTCTCGCAGGTCTTTCAGTACGTCGCTGACATCCCCGCTGGTATTCTTGATCTGCTTGTAAAGGTCTACACCCTTCTTGGCAAGATCGATTGCTGTGGTACAGGCCTTGTATGCCGCAGCAATTGTGATCGGGTCAAGCACAACATCAGAACAGGTGGAGCTGCTTTTTCATTGCAATGATCTCTTCGCGCAAGGCATCGTTAGCTTCTTCGCACTTGCGGTTCTGCTCTTCGACTGTAGCAAGCCGATCAGACAGGCGTGACACTTCCTCGCGCAGGGTAGCGATCACCTGCTGCCAAGCAGCGTCGGTAACATCAGCAGCTTTGTTGCTGCGACTGTCGGCCATGATCTTCTGGTACATACCGTATGCACCAGCACCGGCAGCAGCAATGCCCACGCCGACGTTGGTCAACCAGTCGGGCATTATGCTTCTCCTTCATCTGCTGGCAATGGTTGACCGCCTTCTTCCAAGAACTTTAGATAGGCTTGATAGTCGGTGTTGGCTTCGTCCATTGGGATGAATGCGTTGTCAGTTAAGCGTTTGATTCCAGCCTCACTTTTTTTCGTAGGGTCTTTATAAATTTGATACATGATTAAAGCTCCGCTGAAGCTGTAAAGTAATCGCCAGTGTCGTTTGCTTCTGACTGTGTTACCGCGTTTGCGGAAGCAGTCTGATACCTGCGAAAACCAGAAACAGTCGCTGCATCAAGAACAGGTTGTCCACAACTAGTGGCTAAAAAAGTTCCAACAACTGTTAAAGTTGGTGCAGCACGTTTTGTGACTGCAAACGGATACCAAGTTGCAACAGTCTGTCCGTTTAATCCATATGCGTGCATTGCTAACGAACTAACTGCTCCGCGCCCGATTTCTTCATAATACCGCTGGCACATAATCAACTCACGCCCATAATCTCTGCGCTCAAATGGTGTTGCTACTGAGCCAGCTTCTAGTTGTACGCCGGTGATGTAGAAGGTTGCGCCGTTGGTTCCGACTACAGATACTGCGCCTGTGGCTGATCGAAGGTCGGCAGCAGCCCAAGCACCCGCAGTTCCTGAGTATGTGCTGCCAGCCCCCAACCCAAACCAGACTCGAATTCCGCAAGTGTTATCAGTAGCCCATGTCCCGCTTGTGTCTCCTGCCACTGTGACAGATTTCAACTCCCAAGTATTTGCAGAACTAATTGTGTAGCTAAATGGGTATGACCGAGTCACACCTGCATTTGAAAAAGCACCGCCAAATGTTCCTGTCAGACTTGAACGAACCAAAAAAGAAAGAGTGACTGTTTGTGCATTTGCAGTTCCCCACCCTAAGTCAGCAACATTAAACCCTTCAATTTGTTGCAAGACAGAAAAATTATCGCTAGATGTGATTGAGTATGCGGATTGCGATGTGATTCCAAGATAATTTGTAAACCCCGCCGGTCTATTAGCTGCGCTTAAGCTTCCAGCATTTTGTTGAGCAATAATTTTTCCGTTTGTGGCAGTTTGCAGAACCATCCAACGATCAATAAAATAACCATTGATAGTGTTTGCGGAAGCCGCCCCAGCATTACGCTGATCGATCCTACAGTCTCCATTTATTATTCTATTGCGAAACCCGAACGGACTTCCACTATCGTAAGCCGTTGCAAGCTCAGACAATTCTCGCGATCTACTCATGCTTCACTCCTTCGCTTAGCGTGCCAAGCACGTATTGAATTACTTCTCTTTAGCCGCTCTTGTTCGCTTTGAACTCGGCCCATGCGAGACTTACTCATTTTCTCTCTTGTTTCTTTAGATGCTTTTTTGTTTAAGTTTGGATGAACAGCCAATGAAGACCAATATTTTCTTTGAGACTCACTCATCTTTTGACGAGTTTCCTGAGAGGCTTTGAGTCCTTTATTTGGCGCATGGTAAACATATTTTCCCCACCTACCTCCACTTTCAAGGTTGTAGCCATTCGGTGCCAAACAATCAAACACATCAATCCAAAACTTCTCAAAGAAGTCAAGCTGGGTCTGTGACAAATCACCTTCAGTTAAATATGTGTATTCAAAGAGAGAATGACCATACTTTTTATAAGCGTCTTTTATGGCATGACCATGACCGTGGCGAGAATGTTTCGTCACAGTCTGACCAACGTACTGCTTGCCGTTGATCTTATTGGTCACCAAGTAAATACGCCCGTAGCCCATGTCAGATGATGCGGTTACGGAAACCAAGTGAGCCACCGCTGTCATAGCTAGTGGCAAGTTCTGCTAGTTCTCTGGATCGTGGCATTATGCACCCCCTAATGCGGCTGCTTGCTGTGCTTGATACGCCGCGATTACTTCAGGAGTCCATGCTACTTGTGCGATGGCGGCCACGTTAGCAGGCTGACCCTCAAGGTCTTGCCCCGGTGTCAGAGAAGTCCTGTGATACGTCTGTGTCAGTACCTTGCCATCTTCAATGATGCGTGTAGCTTCGCGGTACAGCACAATGCCGTTCTCACAAACTGTAATTTGATCCACAACGGTTTCTTTAGTAATAGCCATGTTTGTTTCCTTTCAAAAGTCCGACTAGACTAATCTGGTCTAGTTAAGCTGCTTCATAAGTTACCGTTAAATAAATATCTTGGTCATTATCTGTGTAAGTTGCCGTTAATACTGTGGCAGCGTTATCATTTAAACAAAGTAAAATTGTTGTAGCATTGCTATTAACAAAGCCTGTTACAGATATATTAGTTGGTAATCCAGTCAATCCAAAAGACAAAATTGATGGGACAGCCCTAGCGTTTGAAGTTACCGAGGTAAAAGGAAGTGCGCCCACAGTTACATTTCCTGTTGAACCGTTTTCGTTCCAACTTAAATATATTTGTATTTCGACAATTCTGCCTATTTTTGTGTATCTTCCTAATTGACCGCCACCACTGTATGTTGGGGTATTTGTACCTGAATAAACAATAGTTGGCGTAAACGTACCTTCCTCATAGTCATCCAGCGTATTCGCATTAGACGATGCTGATTGCGTAGCAGGGAAAGTGATGCCTGTGCCGTTAGCCGATGTATCTCCACCCGATAAAACGACTGTGCCTGAAGAATTAATCCGTAAGGCTTCTGCTCCACCCTCTGCAAACGCAATCGTATCCGCAGCAGGGTAGAAGATGCCCGTGTTGGTATCGCCACTCACCGAGATCGACGGCACCGAGGCCGAGCCAGCAGCAAAGCGAACAGCACCAGCGTAGGTGCCACCGGTTGATGCAGGCACCATGTCAGCAGTCACAAACGACTTGAAGGCGACAATCACCAGCTCATCATTCAACGCAGCGCCAGCACCCAGCACAACGCTGGTGCCGCTGGTTGCTGTGTACTCGGTCTGATCCAGCGAAACACCGTTCAAGAACACCACGATGTTGTTGACCGTGTAGGTCAGTGTCGCGCTGTTGGAGTCGCTACCCGAGAAGGTGGTCTGACCGGAGGTGGCGACGTACCTGAAGCGCAAGAAGCTGACATTACCTGCTGACGTTGCAGCAATCCAGCTCGCACCGTCGTACACCTTCATGATGTTTTCAGATGTGCTGAAGTACAGCGCACCAGCTAACAGCGCATTGCCGTCGTTGTCGAGTGTTGGGTTGCTTGCCTTGGTGCCGAGGTATCGGTCATCGAAGCTGTCGAAGGTATTGGCCGCTGAAGCCGCAGAGGCAGCCGCAGCAGAAGCAGAGTTCGCTGCATTTGTTTCACTTGTCGCCGCATTGGATGCGCTGGTTGCAGCAGCAGATGCGCTGTTAGACGCATTGGTCGCGCTGGTCGCAGCATTCGATGCTGACGTACTGGCGGCAGATGCGGAGCTTGCAGCGTTAGTCGCTGATGTGCTGGCATTGCTGGCCTGCGTTGCCGCCGTGCTGACAGAACTGGCTGCATTAGTAGCTGACGTAGATGCTGCGCTTGCGCTGTTAGCGGCATTGGTAGCCGAGGTGCTAGCGTTGGATGCCTGGGTCGTTGCTGTGCTGGCCGAGCTGCTGGCGCTTGAGGCCGAGCTGGATGCAGCCGAGGCAGACGAAGCTGCGGCTGTCGCGCTGTTGGCAGCGTTGGTGGCATAGGTCACCGCATTGGCTACATCGGCAGCGCTAATGCCTAGCGTTGGGTCACCGTTGGCATCGAATGCCAGCGTTTTGTTGGCACGATCTACCGCCCTCGGTAGCGTCATGTCAATTGTGGTCGGGTCTGTCTGCGGTGCAATCAACGCACGCTGCAGGCCTTCAGCATTCTGCTGGTTGAAGATAGTCTGCTGATCCAGCTCGTCGTTCAGCGTGTTCGCAAAAAAGTCACCGCCTGTCACAAAGTCAGTCGTGCGCGAGATGGTACGGTTGCCGACGATAGCAATCTGTGTAGCACCTGTCGGCGTAGCAGTCAGCGTCACAAAGCCTGTGCCGTTGCTGTTAATGGTGACTGTGTAATTGGTGGTCAGCGTCAGCAGCGTGTCATCGCGGTACACCGCAATGTCACCCGCAGCTAAGATCTCAAACGTGAAGTTATACGGGCCGGTGCCGCTTGCGGCATAGACCACCCGCCTTGTCACATTACTAATTGGCACGCCCATGGTTTAACCCTTCCTTGTCAAAATTATACTTACTGTTTATACGACCCACGCAACAATTTTTTCTCTTGCTCAACCTGCAAACGCTCCTGAAGTACATCAGCGTATTGGCTTTCTTGCAACAGTTTGGCGCGGGCAATTTCCATAAATTGGTCATCCAGCATCTTGATCAAATTCTGCTGGTAAAACTTGTCTAGGCTTTCAAAGTCTTTTGATTTAGCCTGGTCAACTAAAGCCTGCTGCACATTCTTGCCACCGATCTGCACATCCTGGGCATAGATCCGTAGCAGCTCGTTGTATTCCTCGGTGTTAAGTTTTACAGATGCGCCCACGCCGCCTGCGCCTGTTTGGGTTATGGAGCGTGGCGGCCAGGCCAAAGGGATGCCCAGGGAAATCAGCATTCTGTCCACTTCCTGCATCTTGGATTCAGAGGTGCGAATGCCGGTAAAGCCAAGCCAAGGCCGAGCTGGGTCAACCTCATAGTCAGGCTCTGCCCAGCGGTTTAGCCTTGTTGGAACTTTGCTAGATAGCCCAGGTGTCCGAGCAATCTTGCGCAGAAAACCCTCGTAGAATCCTTTGACACCGGTTGGCAAATCAGGTGGTGCTGTAATGTCGCTTCTGGTGCCATCAATGTAGCGCTCGATACCAGCCTGGAACGAACTCCATGCGCCGACAGGCGAGCCGCCAATTACATAGTCGCTGATGTTAGCCGTCATTATGTTGATGACATCTTTCATTGCCTGCTTGGGGTTGCCCATCTGATTACCCAAAGCGCCAACCATGCCGCCCAGGGTTTGCATAAATGGCGACTGCCCAATGTATTCATACAGACCAAACAACGCACCCAGCCCAACTTGCGCAGTCAGGTCTTGGTCATCTTCATATCTGGCATATTCGACATAAGATGCGGCCATCGCAAATGGCGCAGCAATCGGATCAAATCCGCGCAGACTAACGTATAGTTTTCCGTTCTTGCCGACAGAAGGATCCATGCGCGGGAAGCCTTCAAGGTATGTCTTGAATTCATCATCCCATTCGCCAGCATTAAACACAAAAGAATTTCCACGCCATCCATCGCGCATATAGACCTTGCGCAGATCTGCATTGCCTGGGCCGCCGCCAGTAATCCTGCCGTCCACAGCAAGTGAGGTAAGCGCACTCATTGCAATAGAGCCGAGCCCAAACTTAGCCAGCGCCAAATCACGTTTAGCGCCACCGGCTGCCATGTCTTTACGCCACTGCGCAGACAGCGGTGCAAACCAGCTATGCTGCAGCCCCTCAGAAATCAACCATGTCGGCGTGCGCACAAATGGCATCTGAGTTTTTGCCAGCAAATTGGAATTAGAAACATCCTGCACTCGAGCTGCAAACCCTTCCAAGTCTCTGGTATAGGTCAGCATCCTGGCAAAGTCTTGCGCTTCTAATTCAATGTATTCAAATGGCTCATTGATGTTGTCAATAACGCGCTGCATCGCTGCTTTGCTAGCTGTTTCCTCATCAACTCCATCAACCAGCAATTGATTCTCATAGCGCACACCATCTCGGTAAGCCTGGGCATTCAGCTCAAACCGATAAGCCAGCGCCTTGAATCCTTCATCCTGCGCTTGAATTACTCGACCAGGTACAGCAACAAACTTAGACCATAGTGTCAGCGCCGCTGCGGTCTTGCCTTCAAATCCATATTCGCCAGCATCCAATCCAGCAGCACTGCCACGGGTTTCTAGTTTTGTACCGCCAGCAATACCAATACGCTCATCAAGACTCTTGCCAGTTTTAAGAGCCTCCCAGCCCAAGCGCATAGCATCTTTACTGGACTGCACATAACCAGCCACACCCGCCAATGACTCACCCATATATACCCGGTCGGGGTTTGCTCCTGGCAGCATTTGTCGTGCGCCACCAATAGCGCCTGCGGTTGCTCGAGTAAATGGCTGCAGCAAAGCAAACGATGTATTGCTGACCATGTTGATGGCCGGTGTCGCAGTCCACGACAGTAGGCCATTGACCCAGGTTGATAGCCAAAGGTCTTTTACAAATCCAACCCTCGACAGCTTTTCAATCAGCTTTGCCTTGGCCGAGTTATCGACCAGCGTTGCCAATCCTTCTGCTGCCTGCTTGATGTTTTCGTCAATATTGGGGTCATCCAACAATGACCGAATTGAACCGACATCAGCCTCAGACAATGTAGTTCTGCTTTGGTTTAACACCGCCAAAGCCTGCGCTGGTGCAACCTGAATATCTTTAGCAGCTTGGCCGACATGAACGGTCACAGCCCATTGCTCAAGAAACCTACGTTTCAAATCTTTATTGGTAGGCTCTTTGAGTAACGATTCTGTGATTGTGTTTAGTTCTTTAACGTGCAGCGGGAAAGCCACAGAAGCGCGACGCACCTCAAATGGCAAGTCTTGGTAGCGGTCAGCAATTGCACGGATCTGCGCTGTGTACTCCGGCCCCATGCCTTCGCGCACAACGCGCTCCTCAATCTCTGCTAGGGTAATTCTTTGGTAATCAATCCCAGCGTTTTTCAGCACAGCCTCAGTGTACTGAGCCACGCTGTTGTCATCGTACAGATCAAGGTTAAACGGCTGCTCTGGTGGCTTGCCAACACCCTTGGCGGCAGCGGCCTCGGCCTGCAGCGTCTGTGCTTCCGGTGGCTTTGTCGCAGCTTTTGGCGTTTGTAATGTTGCTGCTTTTGGTTTTGCCGGTGGCTTTGCCGGTGGCTTGACTGCAGGCGCAGCAGCTTCAGTAACTGGCGGCGCAACCTTTACCGCCTCGCCAACCATGTCGGCAGCCGTTCCTGCTTTCTTTACTTTGCTAACATTGCTTGTTTGAAAAACACCCTTAAGCGCAGATGGAATAGATCCAAGCCCAGCCACCTGCACCGACTCGTATTCTTCAACAGGCAAAATATCTGGCGGCAGCGCCTCTGTCTCAGGCAGTTCCTGCCTGGTAGGCGTGTCAATGATCTGGCTTAGACGCTGCTCAAGAGGTGGGATAGCCATTTATTCAGCTCCTGTCTTTGGAGCTGTGCGGCCCCGAGTTACGCCTGGTTTGTTTCTTTCGTTTGCTGCGGTTCGCTTGGATCCATCGGGAGCGTTACCCTTGACAGCTCTGCCCATATCTCCGCTTCCTCCTTTGGCATTGATAGGGGTGCCATAAGTTTTTGCTGCTTGGTCGATTCGTTCACGGTCTACTCCAGGCCAGGTGTACCAAGGCTTACCAAAGTACGGGTTAGGACTGCCGTCCGGCAATGTGTCTTTACTAAAATATTTTACTCCCGGAAAGTCTTTGGGAACAGCCTTATTTTTACCTTCCATTACCTCATTAAACATAGCGTCTAATTCGTTTTTGTTAAATTGATATTTGTCGCCTTTGGACGTTGCAAAAACAAAACGATTGCCGCCACCAGGAGTGCGCTCGTAAGTCACGCCATATACGGTTTGATGAGTTCTTCCTTCCATAACCGGCACGCCGACAAAAGCATCAGCTTCGCCTTTAGCCGATTTGACAATCGTTTCCAAAGTTGGGTGCGCGACCTCTTGGCCAGATGATAAAACCCAGCTTTCCCAATGGTAACGACCAACACTGGCTTTATCTTCTCGGCCAACACGGCGGTAAAGTTCTTGAATCTTTTTAGCCAAAGACCGCTCAAGACCTTCGTAAATAGCAAGACCAGGCCCACCATCAAAAATGCCAGCGACATCATCATAAATTTTGTCGCCACCAGCAAATAGTCGATTGATTTGGATTCGATCCAAAACCATAACATCTTCTCGTCCAGATACCAGCAGGGCAAAAGACAATACCTTGTTTTTAATGCCAACGCCTTCTGCCAATCCGTAAAACGCTCTGCGGATCTGCGGCCCCGTCATGTTTGGATCAATGATCATGTCATGCAAAGCCTGCAATTTTGTTCTGCCATCCGGTATTTTTTCAGACATCCTTACCAAGAATGTATCTACAAAAGCGTTTGCATTAGATATGACTTGTCTGCCTGGGCTGCCCTTTGGAATTGATTGCTGCACAATCCGCAATCCTTCTGCAACGTCTGCCTCTGTATATTCACCACGCACAGCTTTATTGATAATTGGCCCCATTGCTTCAGCCAAATCCAAAAAGCCTGATTCATGCGGATACGCAGAAGCCATACGCGACATCATTGACCACATCATTAAGCGGCCAGTAGTGTCTGCTTTTGCTATGTTGCCACGGTAAATGTCGCGGAATTTTTCAACCACAGCAAATCCACGATCAGCCTCATCAATTTGATTTTTGCTCATGGTCGAGAACCACTTAGACCATTTGTCCATGTCGTTGACATTCTGAATAAGCCAACGCGGCGGCATCGGCACTTCAGTTGAGTTGTATACCGTGGCCAACATGGATGAGAATTTTTCAGGCGACTCAAGCGGATCAGGAAATGTTTCCGCTAAGTTGTCCAAGCGGAACGAAATGTCCTGAATGTTTCCTGGGTTAACATCATTGATGATGTTTTGCCCGCCGCCCTGCGGTTCGTATGCGCCCTCTACAGATACTCTGTACTTAGGATCTAACTGCAGCTTTTTGCCTTCACTGACTTTGTTCGATAGTTTTACTGCACCGCCATCAACTCTAGCCGCAGTATCAGCGGCAACGAAAATGTAATCTTCTACTGGCACGGCATTAACCAAGCCACCGGTCTTGCGCAGGTATTCTTCTGCCATCTTTCCGGCTGCTGGTGCTAGAGCTTCACCAACGGCCTTGGCACCCTTAACGCCAATCTTTACTGCTTCTGGCGCACCAACAATCGGGTTGAACTCACCGAGCTTGCCTGCAACATCTGCTGTCTTTCGACGCTCTGCCGCACTATAGCCAATTATGTCTGGCGCATTAGGCGGCACCACAGGTGGCAGCGTTACTTTGGTATCAGTAAATGGAATGCGAACCCCTTTTTCACTAATATCCTCAGTAGTCGGCAGCACTTGTTCGCCGCCTGTTAGCAGGCGCACTAGGCTTTCAAGATCACCAGGCAGGCCAAGCGATTGAGCAACTGTACCGCGCAACGCACCGGCCAACATATCGGCCAATCCCATCGCTGGCACCTCTAACCCACCAGCAGCCTCAGATCGCGCCTTGGTTACACCACCTCGGCCAAAGCGCGGCTGCGGCTCACCAGCAGGGCCGCCAGGGCCATCAGGCTCCGCTTCGCCAGTAACCACCACCTCTGGCAATCGAGTTGTATCTGCGGCAGCCAATTGCATACCGTCGATGCTTGGCTCTGCCGGATATTTGGCAGCCAGCAAATTATCAAGATATTCCTGCTCTATCTGTGAGTACATATCATTCTTTCAGAATCTTGAGCTGTTTCTCGATAACCGAGAGTTCATCTTCAGTAAACATTTTTGAGCTAAAGAAATCGCCAGGCTTTGTTCCTTTAAGCGCTTTCAGATCTTCAATGCTTGTGCTTGCCTTAATCTCAACATTGATCTTAAAGTCTTTCTTAATGCGTGCGGCAATCTTATCCAGCCTTTGTTGCGCGGTAGTCTTTCTGTCTGTAGCGACATCGTTTTTACGATAATCTTCAATTACCTTCTGCGCAATGCCTTCATAATTAATGCCAACCCTTTTGTCCGGTGGCAGCAATGCAATTCGTTCGCGCTCTGCTGCCAAAGCCTTTTCATACCGATCCTCTAGTTTTTCCAGCTTTATGAATTCCATTTTGTCTTTTTCAAAGGTGCCGACAATCTGGTCGCCAACACCGGCAAAAGATCTCAATGTTCGTGATGCATCGGTACGACTCTTTGCGTCACCACTATAAATAGAAGTTTGCAGTGATGACAATTGTTCTGCGTTAATTGAGCCACGCGAAAAGTATGGATGCAATTGATATGGAGAGGTTATTCGATTGTTAGCAATCTCATCACGCAAAGCAGATACCAAAAGCGGGTTGCCTTTGTTTTCACCGCCCTGCGGTTTTGTAATTTTGTCTATGTCTGCAGTGCTTCTGGCAAGCGGCACCATATCTCTTTCAAGTTCACGCTTTCTTACTGGTGATGCCTTTACCCACTCAGCATACTTGTTAACAAATAACTGATCCCTAGCTTTTGCTTCTTGTTCTTTTTTGTAATCATTTGCATTGCGAAGATCAACAGCCTGCTGCTGGAAAGTATTAACCAAATTTGTCACTACGTCAGGATGATAAAAATTAAGGTTTTGCATTACTAGACTTAGTTTTCCAAGATCGCCTTTGTATATCTTTTCTCTTGTGCCAACAAAGTCAGCCATTAAATCTTTGTCTGTAACAATGCTTTTAAGCACAGCATTTACCTGGGCCTCTATAACAGCCTTTTCAACTTTTTTTCTTGTTTCGGCGATAACTGTTCTATCGCCAGTTGCAACCGCAGCATTCATTATTGTTTCTGTTGTCTTGGTAATCTTAAACACGGCGGCCTGTGGAGCCGTACTAAAACTTTCCTGAAGCTCTAATAGTTCGTCTGCAACTAATTGATCAAGTTTAATTAGGCGCTTTTCTATTGTTGACTTAAGTTCTAGCTGCCTAGCTTTTTCAATCGCGGTATGTCCAGACGCAGCAAGTGACGCTTCAACCTCAATCGCAGCCTCTGGGCTTTCTCTTCTTGCTGCCGCAGAATAACCAGCAATCATATTTGCTAGCTTTGTGGAAATTTGGGCAGAAGAAAGATTCTGCGTCCCTTCTTCGTCAAGACGCGTAAGCAGCTTTGCTATTTCATTTGCACCTTCTGTTTTTAAAAGAATTGCAATTTGTTTACCCCTAGCTTTTTGATACTCTTTATCAAAAGCCGTTATTGGTATTGGCGCATTTCTTTTGCCATCTTTTGCTGCTCCACTAAATTCACCAGTTGCCGGATCAAAACCAGCAGCACGCAAAAGCTGATCTCGATCTGGTGGATTGTCTGCCACATATTGCACCGCTTCTTGAGCAGCCAATTCTTTGGCACTGCCAAAAAGAAATTGCGACATACGATCAATAATGTCCGCCCGCACCCCAAGACCACGCGCTTCTTCTTTAGCTGCAGCCATAAAATCCACCTGCTGCGGCACCACGCGCTCCATCGGCGCACCACTAGGTGCGTTTAGTTGGATTCGGCCAGATTCAAGTCTCGTTACCATAGCGCCGCCTTAAGGTTTTGTTCTGAAGTAGGTCTGGCCAAACTCAACCGCACCACGGGTCAACGTAGCACCAGCCAGCAGGCTACCAGCCTGACGCGCCGCTCTGCCTGCTTGCTCGTATTGGCCAGCCTGGCGCTGCGCCGCAAACACATTCAAAAAGTTTTGGTAGTCGGTTGACTGAATCATTGCAGCTGCATCTTCATAGCCAAGCGCTTGAGCTGTCAAAGCATTAAGTTCTGCAATATTGACATCAAACAAAACGCTGCGAGTATTCTCAAGCTGAACCGCTGCAGTACTGCCCTCACCAAACGCTACACCGCTGGCAGCAGCTCTAGCCCTTAATGCAGCATTGGTGACACGCGCATTTCGCAACAAGGTATTGCCAGCAATCTGATAATTACGAGCTTCAATCTCAGCCTTCTTCAGCATCCGGCCAGCTTGGATCTGAGCATACTGATCCGACATATCGGCACGCACTTCAGCAACCGTCAGGTTGTCGCGTGCCTGCAGTAGGTAGCCGGTTTGCTGCTGGATGCCTGCAGCTTCTTGCGCTTGTGCCGCACCATACGATGCGATTAAACCTGCACCGGCGACTATTTGTGATGGGTCAGCCATGTCTATGTTCCCGAGTAAACGGCCACGCGGTAGTCAAGGCCTAGTAAGTTCATTTTCAATGGCAAGTTCTGCGACACCTCAATCGACTGCTCTCGGCTATAACCCAGCACGCCATTGACCCGCTTGATGCCGGTAAAGGTTGGCTCTGGATCATCCAGTAGCGGATTGTCCAACAGCCTAAACGCCACCGGCTGATTGTTGATCACAATGTTTTGTGTCTCCTCCAGTACCGCAGCAATCTCAACAATGCGCTTCTTGAACGATACCCGGCTGCCGGTCTGCAGCTTAATCTCGACAGGCATAGTCTTGACGTAGACCGTGATCGGCAGACCAACCTCGTAGCTGACGGTCGATGCCCGGTCAAATGTCACCGAGCCGCCACCGCTGACAGTCTCATCCGACTGCGGAACCCCGTCCGTGATTACATCCAACGCCTTGCCAATGTGCGGCAGGCCAGATGCGCTGGCAGCAGCACCGCCCACAAATGCGCAATCTGTATACAGATCATCCTGGAAGCGCTCAACAAAGTACCTTGTTGTGCCATTAAATACCCGCTTGGCCACGCAGTAGATCTGCGTCACATCCACGCCCACATCAATGAATTCACCATCGGTGGTGTACTCAGATGGCGAGGTGATCTGCTGGCTACGCATAATCGAAAAGACTGCCATGCTGCCATCATTGCTGTTGGTCATCAGCAACAGATCGGCCTCTTCTGTACTAGATGCGCGACGCAAAGCAATCCGCTGTGGCCCCTTCAGCAGGTGGCCAGACAGCAGCGAGATCCGTTGCGTGATGTAGGTGAGCTGTGTGTCGCTAAACAGAAACTCGTTCAACGACTTGCCCTGGCGCTGGATGTAGACCGATCCAGACTCAACAGACTGTACCCTAGTGCCAGGCTTAATGCCATTTCGGCTGACGTTCTTGAAGGTGAAGGTCAGCGGTGTGATTGGCTCAGTACCCTGCTGCGGCACAAAGAATTCGCCACCGGTAGTAAATACCTGAAAGTCTCTCGAGCTGATAATGTCGGTGATGACGTTCAGCTCGTTGGTGTCTAGCGTCGCCTCAACCGCGTCATCATCCAGCGATTCAAATGGCACAAAGTCAAAGAATAGCCCGATCTTGCTGCCCCACACTGTGGATGGCCGCGACTTACTCCCACCGAAATACAACCGACCTTCGTGGAAAGTCACCGACCGTGGCCAGCCTCGAGTGCTTGACCACACATCCTCATAGTTATGCTCAAGCTCCCAGCGCCCAGCATCAATGACCGTGGTGTTAAAGAATGGATATTCAGTAACCGCTTCGACCACAGTAGACGATACATACCGAGTAATCCGAGCGCGACCCTGTGGGCTGGCATTGATGTACTGGTTGACAGATTCGGTTGTCCAAGTGGTTATTTGATAGTTGCTGGCACTGGTTGGTACTGTGGTGAATGGATCATCAACGGTCGCCACCTTGGTGCTGCCGACATAGTCTTGAATGATGCGCACTTGCCCAGCTCCGGTGCCGCCGGTAATGGTGACATACATACCGTTGTAGATGTCATCGGTGGCACTGGCTGTTGATTTCAGCGTGATGGTGGTGCTGGTGCCAGCCTGGGCTGCGCCGGTGTCATGGTTTGTCGCTGATGCTGTTAGCGTGATGTTGCCAGACACCGCAGACGGGGTTAGCGTCGAACCAATGTTCGTATCGAATTGGATGTTGAATGCGTATTTCGGAATGCTGTCAAACGTGACCGTGGTGGCCGTCCAGGCTGTGTCGCTAGTACGCTGGATCTGTACCGGCTGCAGGTCTGGATGCACGACGATCAGCGTGTCAGCCGACTGCGTCCAGCACATATCGTCAACAATGCTCGAGCCAATGGTGGTGGTCAGGTAACTGTTGCCACTTCCATTGATGTTGGCCTGCACGACACCATTCTTGATGACGTACATACGATTGTGGGTGAAGCACAGCATATAGCTGTCATCCACCGAAAACTGAAACGGAACCAAGCGCACACCGTTGCCTGCTGATGGGGTGCTGCTATTGGGCAGCTCAAGGATGTGCTTTGTGCCAGGGCGGCGACGCAGGCCACCTTGTGGCTGGATCAGGACGTTGGTCGCCTTGGCCAGCGCGTTGCCGTACTGCTGCAGATCAACACGCGCACGCAGCAGCGGGTCGAGTTCACCCGTGCTGAAGTTTGTCGTGAAGTCAACGAAGCGGGGCATTAGTTCCTCACCGCAACAAGTGTGTAATCCTCAATCACACGCACTGGCTGGTTCTTGCCATCAATAACCATCGCCTGCCGGGCATAGCCACCGCGACCATTCTCTGCCGGATCACCCACAGCAATCTGCCGCCAGCGCAATGCCTTGTCGCCTTGCTCGGTAATTGGCTCCGCAATGTGCCAGGCCACCATGTATTTCAGCAATTGCACGAAATACTGTGGCATCGCAAATTCAGGGGTTTGGAATTGGTAGTCGATATAGACTGCTTCCAGATTGGTCAGCAGTTTGTCGCCCTGGATTTCCCAATCGACGCTGAGAAAGTTACCAATTGCAGCAGAATCACGCACAGCGTGCGGATTGCCTAACCGGTCGCCTGGTAACAGATACTCGTATTTCCAGAAACTTGTCGGCGTAGTGATCAGCCGAGACAGCGCAATCTTCTTCATTGAGAACGACCACGGATACATCATTAGGGTCGAATCACGAATGTCTGGATACAGACGATCACAGACAGAGCTTTCGTCGGTGCCATCGTTAAAAGATGAGATCGCCTTCGCGCCCAGCAGAATCAGCGCGTCAGAACAAATTGAAACACCTGTGTCGCCTGCTGCCATCGCAACCTCTTAATGTAAGAAAGGGCTGGCCTCTCGCAGAAACCAGCCCTTGATGCTACATAACGACTGCTTAGTCGCCGTCAGTAGCCGACAGCGTGGTGCCGTCAGTTACGTCCACAACGCCAGAAGCATTCGAGACAACGTACACCAAGGTAACGACGGCGGTCGAGCCGGTCGAAGTTACGCAGTGGATAACGTCGCCCACTTCCAACAAGCCGGATAGCGAGTTGAAGTAGCCGCTGGTATTAACATCCGCGATTGCGTCGGCTGTTTTGTAGCCGTACATCGACGGTGCATTGCCTCGCTTGGAGGCACTGTAGGCAGTAAAGCCTGCTGCATCATAAGCCATGATTCAGCCTCCTATTAAGCTGCAGCCGCAGTGTCGCGGGCAGTGATTTTGACGATACCCTCGGAATCGATAGCAATTGCACCAGCCGAGAACAGAGCGTTAACCAGCCAGCTCGTTTTCTCAGGGATGTAATTGATCTCGGTGCGAGGAGCGATACCTTCTGCGTAGCCGATAGCGTCTTTGTGGAATGCGTACAGGGTACGATCCGACGAACCATCGATTGGCAAACCACCTTCAGTGCGGTCACCCAGAACATGGAATGTAAAGCCCATGAACTGGTTGATCTCGCCTTGTACCAACGCCTTGACGGTGTTGAAGTCCGAGCTGGTGACCGAAGTCTGCTCGAGCATCGAAGCCAGCGAGTTGGCGTGGATGATGATGTTACGACCATCAGCAGGCACGTTCTTGGTGTTCAAGATCTTTGCAGCTTCGCGCAGCTTGGCAATGTTCATGTTGGTGTTTGTGCCACCAATTGAGTTTGCCACGGTGCCAGTGCTGGTTGCAGCATTCAGCGCGTCGAGGATCATCTGATCCTGGCGGCGACCGATTGCAGCGCCAACGACTTGCGCCAGTTCTGCACGCTCGTCAAAGTTAACTTTCTGTTGCGAAAAGATGTCCGAGTATTCGGCAGCGTTCCAATCACCCAGTGTGCAGGTAACGGTCGAAAAGCCGACATTCATCGGGGTTACATCAGTCTGTGTTACACGGGCAGTTGCCACGCCACGACCGACTTTAGGGAATCTTACGGTAGAGCCTTCGACACCACGACGCTGACGCACAGCGCCCACCAGCATTGCTTTGCCCTGGTAGGCTTGTTTCACCTCAGCATCAAATAGTGTCACAAAGGCATTGCTCAAAGAGATAGCCATGTTGACCTCATTTAATTAAGTAAAGGGTTTTGCGCGTCGGTGAGCCGCAGATGCGGGCCTTGCTTGCTGATTACGTCAGCCGGTCGATGGCATCTCGCCATGAGTCAGGGTCGGTAAACCGGTGGGCCTTGCCACAATTGTATTTGCTTTTGGGAAAAATGCAATAAAAAAACCCCAGCGGTTAGGCTGGGGAAAAGTCGCGGCTGCGGGGATTAGTCTTTGACGTAGGTTCTAAACATCCGTTCTACCTTCTGTCGGTAGGCTGGATCGCTATTGTATTTGGGATCGGCAACCATTGCATACAGCTCATCTTTGCTAGGTGCGCCATCAAGCGGTGCAGACTCAATGGGGATGCGACCCTCGTAAGCCTCGCGGATCTTCATCAGGGCATTCAAGCCTCGGGCTGTGCCGCCCATAATCTTGAATTCGGCGAAATCCTCGGCTGACCAGACACCCTTGTTGACTAGACCTCTAGCCCAATCGACCATGCCATTGACCACAGCTCCGGCATTGGGGCCGAGTTTCTTCATTTCCTCGGCTGGGTCAACCATCTCACCGGCCATCATCTCCTGTGCCTGGCTGCGCAGGGATGTTGCTAGATCGTCAAACTGTGCCTGGGATAAGCCATTCTCTTTTGCCCAAGTTGCCAGCGTGCCAGCGATTGGGTTGTCTGCAGACTCTTCGCCACCGAATGCAGCCAGGTCATACTTGCCATCAGCCGGAGCATTGTGCGCACCCTTGCTGATCTTGGCACGCAGATCGCGCCATGACTTGGCAATGCCTTCTAGGTCGGGCTCGTTGTTGTCTTTGTTCCAGAAGTTTTCTGGCCAATAGTCTGGCCGCTCGAGCGGATCTTCTGCCGCTGCCTTGGTGGGATCAGGTGGCCGGTGGTCAATCTCGACTGCCTGCTTTTGTGCTGGGGTGTTTGGGTCTTCGACGCTCACGCTGTCGAGTAGGCCGGAAGATCCGGGCTCGACTGTCTGGTCTGTCATAAATTCCTCGCTTGATTGATCCGTGCAATTATTTCCCGCACGACAGTTCTCTGCCCTTCAGCAAAGAATGCGTGCGAGGGGTCTGCACCAGGCACGGCAACTGGCACATCCACATACATCTGCCGCAGCCAATCCAGCAGCTTCTGGCCGTCCTCGTTGGCAAACACCCGCAAGGTTAGCCGCGCTAGATCCTCGCGCTGCTGCTTTACTTCACGGATGTCATCGGCGTAATCAGCCTTTTCTAGGTCTTCCCAGCTCATTTAGCGGGCATCTTGGTAACTTCTTCTGGGCTGGCAAATGGCGATTTGTTTTCCTTCATGCGCATTACCGCATGGTCAACAGCCTTGTCCATGATTGACTTTGGCATCTTCTCCATAAACATCTCGGAGTCAGGATTGTTGCGCATTAGATAGTTCAGCTCACTTTTATTGAGTGTCGGAACAATCAGCGGAATCAGCGTTTCTTTGCCATTAAGACCGACACCAATGCTGATCTCGGTCATGACGTTGCCGTCTGGCCGCTTGATCTCGCCAAAGTAGCCGGAGCCTTTGGCGGTCTTGTCTGGCCGCATTCCGTAATCCATTACATACCCTCCGGTGCCATTGCGCCTTGCTGTGCCTGCATGGCCATTGCCTGCGCCATTGCAGCCTCTTGCTGCTGCTGTTGCATGGTTTCCATCAGTACCGCACGCTCGGCTGCCGTATTGCGAACCGCAGCAGGCACGCCCAGCTTGTCGCCAATGTAGTCAACCACGGCATCCGTCTTGATGGCCATCGCGCCATCGGTGCCGAAGCCTTGCATGAGCTGAGTGTACTGGATGATCGCGTTGACCTCTTCCATGTTCTGCGCCATCGCCAGCGGAGCCACCGGCACTACCTTGGCTTCGAGCCCGTTGACCCGCAGTGGCATATCGATCAGACCGCGCTCGTCCATTACCTCAAGGATCTTGGCCACCAACGGAATCATGGTTTCGTTGATCAGGCGACCGAATGCCGAGCCCAGGTTCTGCGCCAGTTCCTTCATGCGCTCGACAATCTCGGTGGCCGATCTGGCGCTCATGTTCTCAGGCGGCAGCGACTCATCCAGCAGAATGCGCTTGATGTTCTGCACCAGGTCATTGATGACTAGCTGCGACACGTTGAAGTCACCCGAGCGTGGCAAAGCCAGTAGAGCTGGGCCTTGCGGGCCGCCGTTGCGTGCCACAGGGATAATCGCACCAGGCACCAGCTTTACGGTATTCGGGTTCAGCACGCCGTCATCAGCCGCAGTGTAGACACCGGCAACAGCCAGAGAAGCATTCTTGAGCAACAGTTCTTTGGTCTTGTTCAGCGTTTTGATGTCGGGCAGCGCAGTCATCAGCGGGCCACGGCCATAGATCTCGCCGGCGACCTTCATGTACCGCGAGATCACCCAAGGTGACGTTTTACGGCGACGATAGACTAGCTCCTCTTTGCCTTCTTTCCAGATAACGTGATAGCAGTAGTCGCCACGCTTGGCATCAAAGACAGTAGCCTCCAACAGTTCAACATCGTCGGTTGGCTTTTGCTCAATCAAGCGCGTCAGAGTGTCGGGTATCTTGGCATCCGGCCATTGGCGCTGAATCGACTCAGCCTTCATGCGCATTCTGCGGTAGACATTATCGACCTGGCCGTTGGCACCCTCTTCGTAGCTGACCAGGAACAATGGCACCGGCACGAAGTTGATCGGCGACACATCATCGCCTGGCTGCACCATCATGCAGGCAGTGCCAACAGCTAGATCCAGCAGGAATTCACCAATCGCAATGTCAAAGTTGGATTGTTTCAACACGGAAAACATCTGTTCGCCGTAGACATCCAGCACCGACTGTAGTTGCTGGCGACGATCCATCGGGATTGATGGGCCAGGTTCCAGCCGAGCCCACTTGCGCTGCGGTGGAAACACGACAGACTGCAGACGGTTGGCAAAGCGCTGGGTCGAGTTGATCGCGGTCGAATCAAACACTCGCGCCATCTTCTTGCTGCCAGTGCTGCCACCTTCCCACAGGCCATAGAGCTGACGCTGTGGCAGGGCAAACTCGTAGGCATCCTGATAGAGCTGCTGGAATTCGTCCTTCTTACGCTGGGCGAGTTCCTGCCGCTTCATGATTTCTTCGGGTTTTAGCCGCATCCCTCCAAGCGGTTCTTTGTAGGCCATGTCAGTCTTCCTCTTCCTCTAGCTCGGCCTCATCCATCATCTCTTTCAAGTTGCGCGTTGGCTTGCCTGGCTTCTTGGCTGCCATGTATTTCTCAATCTTCTTGCGCAACGCAGGCGGCAGCTTCGACAGCTCGACCATGCCCTCTTCTTCTTCGTATTCTTTCTCAATAGAGATTTCGATCTTCATTGCTTGCCTTTCGCTGCGGCCATGTTATCGATCAAATTGGGATAGGGTCTGCCAGCCTTCTGCGCACGACGCATTGCATTGCGCTTTTGCATATCAGATAGTTCCTTCGGCTTGCCCAAGTCTTTAGGCCTTGGCTTATCCCACACTTCTTTCATCACTTGCCCTTCTTGGCCATACCGGCCTCAGACAGCGCAATCGCAATCGCTTGGTCACGCGACTTGACCTTGTCACCGCTGGATGACTTCAGCTTTCCAGACTTGTACTCGCGCATGACTTTAGAAACTTTGCTTTTCATCTTGTCTTCTTTTTCGTAATTGCCTGGCATGATCAGCTCTCCTGCAACATTGGTCTGGTGGCGCGTCTACCAACTGCGCCAAGGCGTGCGGCTTTACGTTCACCAACTTCGCGCTTAAACGTACTTTCTGCTTCTGTTTTAGCTGCAGCAAATTTTGATGTATCAAACTCTTGCACCGTTGGTCTTACTGGAGCTGTTGGCGCTGATGGCGCTGCTTCAGTAAATTTTGGGATTGGTTTCTTTTCGTAAGTTTTGTAGGTTTGTTGAACCGGCATATAGCCACCAAAAAAAGGTGACATTGGATCGGAAACAAAAACATATGAAGTTTTTGTACCAGTTTTTTCAATGACAGGATCTTTTGCAATCGCTTCAAGCGTAGCGTTGTATTGGTCTAGCTTGCTTTGATAAGCAGCCTTTTGCGACTCAAACGCTGGCATCAGCTCAGACTGATAGCGCTTAACCTCGGCCTCATACGGTGCCATCTTTTCCGCTACCTGTTTCTGATAGTCGGCATAGCTTTGCTCATACTGGCCAGTCATTGCCTGCACATTCTTGGAATACTCGCGTGCCAGACGTTCAATGTCTGACATCCTGCGCACTTTCGTGCGCTTTTGGTAGAGTGTCTCTGCCATTATTGCAGCCTCATTCCAGATGAGAGTTCAGCGCTGGTGACACCCAGCTCAGGCGTTAGACGCTCCTGCGACAGCAGCGCACGGCGACCACCACGGGTGCGTGCCTTCAATGCAGAAGCCTCGGATGCGGCAGCCTTGCGGCGCTCTTCGTCAGCAGCGGCCTGCACTTCCTTGGATTTCTTTTCCATCTCCAGCTTGTTCTCTTGGTACTGGAGCTGCTGCGCTTGAAATTGCTCACGCGCCATTTGCGCTTGCTGCTCGAGTGACGCGCCTTGCTTGGCGTACTCAGCAGTTTGCCTGCCTAATTCCAAACGCATTGCAGCGGCATCTTTAGCTTGTTGCTGTAACGCTGCGGCTTGCTGACGTTCCGCATCTTTACGCGCCTGACGCGCTTCATTAGCTTGGTAAACAGATCCCGCAAAAACTGCTGCTGCAATCCACGGCATATCAACCTCCGATTAAAACCTTGTCTAGCCCATCTGGATCTGTTTCATCAGTTGCATGAACACAAAACCAAACAGAATCCTCTAATGCGACAATTCGATGATGCTTGCCAGCAGATATATTGATGCAAGCTGGCGCAGCAAACTCCTCAGAATTGCCGTCAATCTCTACCGTCACGCGACCGCTAGCCAAAATACTAAGATGGTCATACTCATGCGCGTGCGTCACAGCAAAGTGATCTTTGGGTAGCGCCATCTGTCTGGCATATAAGCCGTCAGAAAAGTGATGCACGATGCCCAAATCAATCTCAATGCTCATGCGCGGATTCTATTGGTTTTGCAGCAGGTTGCAATAGTAAAGCTATACGGCAGATATACCTTACGCAAAAATATCAAAGTCCATCTTGGCTACCGTCATGCCTGGTGCTTTGCCGCCCAGGTTATGCGTCCTTGTCATGCGGTTATATTCGCCGCCACCCAGCATCAGGTAGCCGAATGAGTCGCCGATGTGTGAGTGTTCGTTCTTGTTGGGTGCATCTCTGAACCGTTCCTGGCCTGCACCGACTGCCACGCGCTTGAAGTGGTAGCCACCTGCCAGAGCCTTTCTCAGCAGTTTGCAGGAGCGGTTGACGATAAGACCTGGTTTGCCATCAATCAGACGCTGCATAGGCGCTGCAGAGGATTCTCGGCGTACCTTGAAGTCGTTGCTAGCAGTGGGCTGCGCCTTTAGCCCCAGGGTGCGCAGGAAATCAAAGGCAGTCACCTCATAGATGGCATCGCGTGCCATACCGGCTGGGTCGCCCCAGATCATTACCTGGTGCTGTGGGTAGCGGGTATTTAACTCAGCCAGCAACTGCATCCCAAAACGCTCCAGACCCATGTCGAAGGTGACGATTTCATGGTGTATCACCCAGCGACCGTTAGGCAAGCGCTGGCCAATGGTAGCCGCTGGTGTCAGACCGAAGTCAAGCCCGACCTGAATTGGCACCTCCATCGATAGCTCAGTCTCGCCAGACATGGTGGAGTCATCGTATTCAGGCCAGACGGGTCTGCCTTCTTGGACGTAGGTGTACAAGCCACCGGCGTAGCACTTGATCCAGTCTAGGTTCTTGCCAAGTAGCATCTGCTGGTA